GGAAGGTAACTAATGAGTCGTCACCTTGTACGAATAGTTGGAAATTTTCTGATTCTATATTGATTCCTAAGCTTGATAAGCAAGTTAAGATCATAATCGCATTAACAAATGAGTCAAGGAGTTGAGTCTGTTGAAAACCAGACGCAATACCATTGAATTGCCATTTGAACATGTGACCAGAGTCAGTTCTAATTGGATAGTGTTTGACCATATCGGTCATCCAGTACCAAAGATTTTCCATCCATTCAGGATTGGTTTTAGAATCGGGATATTCATTCGTCTCTTCGTAGCCGAGATCGAAGTCGAACCAAGAACGCCACATATTGTGGACATCATCGATTACTTCATGTAGGGCACGTCTATCGAACTGTGACCAGTCAATAGAGAGAACAGAATTGAATTTCCTTTGATGGATTCTGTTGTATAATTTAAGCCAACCACCTTTGATAGTTTCATAGCCCCAGAGGAGTGGAGTTCTGAAATTAGTATTCAAATAATCTTTTTGAATGTTCCAGATAAACATGTTTTCAGCCATTAAGAGAAGTTTTGGTACTCCAAATACAGCGCGAAGTTTGTCAGGATCATTAAACGAAACTAAGTGAGCACGAGCGTGAAGATTAGTCCAGTAGTAAGGTTTAGGTTTACTATCTGAAGTCCAGAAATCAGGACGTTTTATCTTGATGTCATGAATTAGTCTTCTGTTGTCGTTGAAGATATCGTTGTAAAGATTGTGGAAAGTTAAATGTGAATCTAAATTTATTCCGAGACGTTGTTTGTCTTGAGCAAGTTTCTCGTATTTAGGATCTATATTGTATGGTGCTTCAGCAGAAACTGATAAAGTCCAAGGATAGTACCTAAGATCGGGAAAGGCGACAGGTTTGAGACGTCGTTGCGGACGAAAAAGTTTTTCGCAAACTCTAAGAGCGCGAAAGTAATGGTAATCACGTTTGACAGCAACATAAGGTTGGTCTGAACGTTTTAGGTCTTCCAAAATAGCATGTGAAGAACCATCTGACATTCGAAATCCGTTAATAGCTTGATGAGCTAAATCAGGAGAACAAAATTTATAGATAGCTTTCTTAACAAGGCGTTCGTTAAAACGTCGTTCTCTTTTTAGAGCTAAGGGCTCGAAAGAGTGCTTGAAAGTTGATTTACCGGGGAACGATTTCTTTCCGAGGAAAAGTAGATTTGTAGTCATTGTAAACAAAATATTTGATTAGAATATATTTTTCTTTATTTGATCAACTGGTTGAAAATCCAGGCAGGTTAAAAAATTAAATCGTATTCT